CTTTGAAAGACCCCGTTAAATCAGGTCAGGTTATTATCCTTACCCTGAAAACGGATGGTGGCGATTGTGCTGTCACAGCCGATACCTCGGTTAATACCGCAGGAAACACGGTGATTACGTTTGGTGACGCTGGCGATACGGTAGTGCTGACAAGCATTCCCAACGGAACCAGTGGGTACAAGTGGATCATTACGGCGAACGACACCGCAGCACTTAGCTAACTATGGGTTATGGCAAAACAACGTCAGCTATCCTTGTCCTGGCCCGCCAAGGGTTTGGACAAACGGGGTTCCTACGAACAGCAAGCTCCGTATTCAACACCGGATGCGCTCAACGTCTGGACTGATGACCGCTCGGAAGGGCGAGAGCGTGGTGGAAGCAGGCCGGGATTAGGCAAGACGTTTAGCCAGCAAATCTCTGGTTCGTCTGCCCGTGTTCGTCTTGTGGACACGGTGCAGTACATCGTAGACAGTGTGCGTACCACTAAGCTGGTTGCTTCGGCAGGCGGTGAACTGTGGCAACAGTCTAACGCTAGCACGATGTCCAAGGTAGCTAACGGTGTCGATGGTTCGTCCGGCACTCTCCCTACACTGGCGAGTGACCGCTTGTTAGTTTCAGCCCCCCTCCGTCAGAAGCTATACATCGCTGACAACGGTGCGTTAGTTGATTCGGGGGAAGATGGTGCCTTGGCTAGCGGAACTTCGTTTACTGCCGCTGACGGGACAAACTTTGAAACAACGGGCGTTAATGCTAACGACCACTGTGTAGTTATTCTCTCTCGCGGCACAGGAACAAACGAAAAGCAAACCATATCGCTAGATGGTCTTGCCGGCGGTGGCACGTTTTATCTTACGTTTAATGGATCACGAACTGTTGATTTAGCCCACGACGCAAGCGCGACTACAATTAAAAACGCCTTGGTGCAGTTATCTTCTATTGGGAAGGATTCATCTGGAAACGAAAACGTGGCGGTAACACATTCATCGGGTAGTGCAAGCGACGACCTTTTAGATGGAACCGTAACAATAGAATTTCAGAACGACCTTGGTGGTCAGCGTGTTCCCTTAATGACCGCCTCAGACAACGAGCTAACAGGCGGGGGAACGAATGAAGTCCAAACCATTACCCAAGGGGCTACGGGCGGGACGTTTAACCTGAAAGTCATCGTTGACGGACAGGTAGAAACGACTGCCCCTATTGCGTGGAACGCTGCTGCCTCGGCGGTAGAGTCTGCCATAGAAGCGTTGTCAATCGTCCCGTCAGGGGAAGCTAGTGGCGGGGGTGGTGCGTTAAACTCAGCCCCCGTAACCATTACGTTTTCAGGAAGTCTTGGTAGTCGAGACGTAGCGATCCTTGCAGTTGATTCTGCTGGCCTAACGGGTGGGACCAAACTTGCAACTGTTGCTGAAACAACCAAGGGTATAAACACCGACATACGGGTGTCTCGCTCTACTAGGGGAAAAACAGGACGAACCGTAACGGGTGCGTTTGAGATTGCTAGCGTATCAGGGACTACTATCACGCTTGCTACCTCACCCAACGCAGAAAGCGTGTCGGGCCTAAAGTACCGAATAGCTCGGACCATTAAGGTCTATGATCCTGAAAACAACAAGATGTACCCCCTTTTCCAAGACTGGTTAAAAGGGTCGGTCCCCACCAACTGCACAACCATAGCAGCGTGGAGAAACCGTCTTGTATGCGTAGAAGCAAGTAACCCCCAGAACTTTAAGATGTCCCGCCAAGGCGACACAAGCGATTGGGATTACTCAGCCGATGACGCACAAAGGTCAATCGTGGGTAGCCTTACGGCAGCGGGTCAAATTGGCGAACCGATTGTCGCTCTTGTACCTTACCACCACAACTGTCTTGTAATCGGGTGTACGTCGTCTCTGTGGATTATGACTGGCGACCCAGCAATGGGCGGGACGGCCCGCCGACTCGACGACCAGATTGGCATTCTTGGCCCTAAGTCTTGGTGTCTTATCGCGGGCGGGTACATGATGTTTATGAGCCGGGATGGTTTGTACGTCATGCCTCCTGGGTGTGGTACTGCTCCTACAAGCGTGTCGAGAGAGCTACTTCCAGAAGAATTAATTAACATCGACACCTCCAGCAAGACGGTAACAATGGCGTATGACATTCGCTACCGAGGGGTTCATTTGTTCATTCACGGCGGGTCGAACACCTCCCACTGGTTCATCGACATTAAAACCCGACTAGAGGGAGACAAGGTAACGGCAGCGTTTTGGCCCGTGTCTTATCAGGCTGACCATGTAGCTTCATCGTGTCACACGCGAAGGGACTTCACTTCCAACGAATCTCCCGTGGTGTTTGGTTCTCACGATGGATACCTTCGGCACCTTAAACCCTCCCTGGACGAAGACGATGGAAGCAATGCTATCAGTTCTCATATTGTATTTGGCCCTTTTTCATTGGGCGATAGTACGGGAATGTTTGAGGGAAAGTTGAGTTCGATATGTGCAGCATTGGGTCAGAACAGTGGCGATGTCACTTGGTCCGTTCATGTAGGCCAGACCGCCGAAGATGCAGTAGACGCTGCTGCGAGGGAGTCGGGAACGTGGAAAGGATACGCAGGAACCGGACTTCAATACCGAGCCCATCCCAAAGCTAGAGGATCGTTTGCGACGGTTAAGATAACAAGCGCAGGGACGTAATGGCTTTACGCAAAGACAAAATCCAAGCACTCAAGGACAGCTTGTGTTTGGACAATGTTGATCCCGCTACTAGGTCTGCACTCAACAACCTAGTAGACAACCTGATGGATTTGTTTGGAGACGTAGCCCTTCCTGAGTTGGGGGGGCTTCCTGATATTAGTAATAATATTGATGGATTTCCCGAAGACGCTCCGTTTGATTTTCCGTTAGGCGGGGGCGGGCCGCAGGGGTTTGATCCGCTTGATGGGTTTGGTGGGCAACCTCCAGGCGGAGGTTTTGGAGACCCAGGTGGGGGCGGTGGAGGCGAAGGCCCAGGAGAAGGCGGAGGCGGAGGCCCAGGAGAGCCAGGGTGCAGCGTACAGTTATTTGTTGCAAAGTCGGTTACAGAAATTGGCGCGTCTGAGAACGCTACCCCCGGTATTGGGTATGTAAAAATACAGTCGCTCCAGCCGGAAGAAATTTCCGAAGATGAATGGGAAGATGTTGCGTGGCTTGGCCTTGATGAACCGCCAGACAGGAAAACAGAAGAAGATTTCGTGTCCTGTAAAAACAAATGTGCAGAAGAAATTTTTGGCGCAGAGCTTGACGAAATTGTAACTCCTGATGACGCAGAGTTTCTTGGGATTACGCAGGAGGAAGGAGCTTTAAGCCTAATGAAAGACTGCCTTGACAAGTGCTTCGACGAAATGACTTATCAAGACGACGACAGCGTAGACCCCATTATGGTTCAAAACATAAGCTGTGAAAAAATAGAAAAAGACAAAACATTGGTTGTTTCTTGGGACCAATGCACAAACGATGCCTACGTCATTGTAGAAGCCTGCGGATGTGATTGATGGTATTTAAGAAAGGAAACCCAGGGTGTCCGTGCTGTCCGTGTCCGTGCTATTACTTTGAGGGGAGCGGTAAAGATTCACTTGGAAACAAAAGCCTTACAGAATCAGGGGCACTGTACAGCACAACATCCTCACAGGGTTCGCAAAGCGCGAAATTTACAGGATCAAGCTACTTCCAAAGAGAAAAGCATTCCTGTTTCAGCCCCTATGGGCACACGACTTGGACAATCAGCTTTGATATGAAAATTGTCACAGAGCCCGACCTACCACAAAGTCAAGCAATGGGTTTAGTTACAAGAGGTGCTTGGGACGGGAACCCACCAGCGGGGACAATGAGTGGCGAATGGGCGATTATTTACGAACATCAGGAAAGCGGAAACACGGTTTATTTTATTCTTAAAACAGATGGCACAACGAACGCTTTGCACGGAGTCGGCCTTAGAGACGACAGCGGAACCGGAACAAACGGGTTTAGTACAATTTCGTGGACAATAGGGACAGGAACAGCGTCCAAGGTCGTGGCTAACGGAACAGAATATACGAATAATTACGTTGGCTCTTTGGTGTACGGGAACGACGATTTGTATGTTGGAAACAATACAGACGGGCTTAAATTGGGAGAGGGAAGCGGGGAAATCCTCATAGATAACCTTTGTTTCTCGGTAACTTAAAATGGCATGTTGTGGTAAATTACGCAAATTAGCGACAGAAACAGCCCGTTGGATGGCAGCGGGAAAACCATATCGCTCTGATCGCAGCATTAGTGCTATATTTACCCATATCTGCGTACCCTGTGAGCATTACAAATCAAAGACCGAGACTACTGGATCGTGTGGGGTCTGTGGTTGTGGTCTAAAAAAAGAGGGAAAAACCCTCAATAAAATAGCCTGGGCAACGGCCCACTGTCCTGAAAAGAAATGGTGAACCTATGGCAATGTACCCCTCAGCAAACATCCCCTCCTGGCAAGACCTTCAAGGTCAGTACGGGGCGTTAGCCTCACGCGCCAGGGAGCGAGATGTGTCTGCCCCGTTTGCGCAAGCAACCAACCAAATGGCCCTTGGCAGGGCGATGGACCTAGAAGCCCTTAATCGCCAGCGTATTAAAGAAGAGCAGATGGCTAGGGCTCAATCTGTAGACCGTGGGTTTGAAATGCTTGGGGGCAATCGTGCCGCGCAGCAGAGATTCCAGCAAGCAGTTGAAAGGGGTGGGCAGCAGTACAACCAAGCAGCATCTCAGTTAGGAATACAGCAAGCTCAAGCAGAAGCACAGCAGCAAGCAAGGGCAGATGCAATGGAAGCCCAGGGAATTGGACTTCGATCACAGGAGCTTCAACTAGCTGCTAGAGAACAATTACAGATGCAGCTTGCCCAGCTTCAAGCAACTCAGCGGCAATTAGACAGGCAGGCCACAAAAGAATTGGCTGATGCAAGAAACAACTTAGACCGTCAAAGAATAGCAAACGAATATAAACTTCGGCGGGCGCAGATTATCGTACAAATGAAGTCTGTTGGCGAACAAATTTCAGCAAGCAAATTTAGGCGTGGTGCCCTTGGTGGTGGCTTACGAGTAACTAAAACCGAACTTTCTCCTGAAGGTATAAGGAGATTAAATCGCGGCTAGGTCAGGGATGAACCCAGCCTCACGCCACGCGTGGGGATAACGGAGTAATAAAAGCATGAGAATGTATCAAGGTCGAATGATGTATCCGAGCTACGTTGGTGGCCGAAGGCACCCGCGAGCAGGAAGACCCCACCCGTTTCTTTACTCAGGTGCAGGAAATCGTCGAACGTTTGCGCATAAATATTTTGGAACCCAGCCTACGGGGTACGGTCTACGGGGGGGCAACCCAAGATATTCGGGGATTGCCGGGTCTGCGGGCCAAGTGTACCAGCACATGCTTGCTGGTGCCTACCGACCACCAGTGGCACATGCGTCTTGGGTTAATGTAAAGACCCCTTGGGGGCGTCGAGCAAGCTACAAAATGAGTGGCTTGGCGAGAGATTATAGGTCGGAGAGGGCGGCTAAACGCAGGGAATTTAAGCGGGGACAAAGGGATTTAAGGCGTCAAATAAGGGACCTTAGAAGGGGAGGTGCGCTAGCACAGGTGGCTCCATTTGGAGGATTAGCCGCTTTCGGCGTAAATAAGCAAATTGCTAGCCTTCAAGCTCAACTTAAATCCCAAGCAGCAAATTACCGAAGTGGCCTTAAGCAACGGCGTGACGCCTATAGGAGTCAAAGGCGAAGTATTGCTACACAGAGACCTATGTACGCCAGTGTGAGGCGGCATCCTTGGTTTGGAATGACTGGCTGGCGTCCCCGAAGGCAGCGAAGGCGGTGGTATGCCTGAAACTAGACTACAAAGTGATATGATTCAGAACATGGGCCGGGGTGCTGCCGCAGCCATGTTCCAGAGAAACCAGATAATTGCAAACCAGCAAGAGTGGTTGGACTACGTTCAAGCCCGCGATGGGGGTGCGTTTCAATTTTCTCCCGGTAGTGGTCGTCTTCACGAAGAATACCTCCCTGGGGAAAGAGCCGAATACGCAAAAGCGCAGCGTGAATACCAAGACGATCAGCGGCAGGCGTGGCTTAATCATCAAAAGTTTCTCCACGGCCAAATGGCGAAACAGCAAGAATTACAAAACAGGCAGGCGTATTACGATTACGTTAAGCAGCAAGAGGAAAGGCAAAACCAAACAGAAGCTACTAACATTGCTAAAACAATAAGTGAGCTTCAAGACCCCAACTCTCAAGCGTACAAAGAGTTGAGTCCCGTTGAACGAGTCAACACAATAAACAGGCTTCGCGCAAAACTGCACGGTATAGGTGCTGGTCCGTCTAGGGTTCATATTGAAGAAGTAGACAACGGATTGAAGTACCCCGACTGGCACGACAAAGCAGGTCAACCGCTGCCTCCAGACCGAGTAATAACTTACGAAGACGGTAAAATAGAACGAGTCAATGCTTGGGACGACATGCTTAAAGGGGAAAAAGCTAGGGCAGAAGCGTTGACTGCAATTAACAAAGCGCAACAAAAAGATGACCTTCCCCCAAGGTTTGATCCTGACGCTGAAGGGTTTGATCGCGGGCTTCGAGACAAACACATTGAGGCTCGCCGTGGTGAAATTGAAGATGATGCTAAAGAACACGGGGAAAGACGAAAGCGCGAAAAGCAAGATGAGTTGTCTGCAAAACAACAAGAGCTAGACGGAGATTATGAGGGAGCGAAAGAGGAATATGAAATTGAGTTAGAGGAATGGAAAGAGCAGAAAGACGCCCACAAAGAATGGAAGAAAAAGTTTCCTGATGCTAGCAAGGCATACACCGAAGCAACAAGAGACGAATATTTAGAAGAAAACCCGAATGCTAATTTTGTTGAGCGAAACGGAAAGTTTTTCTTGTATAGCGACGAACCAGAAGTGGGGGACAGGCCAAGGGCACCAAGGCAATCGGAATACAAAATATACGATTCGGACAGCCAATCGCAGCGAGCGTATGACAAGGAATATCGAAGGCGAAGAACTGAGTTAGAGGCAACTTTAGAGGAAGACGCTAAGGAACGCATGAGGGTACACGAGGGCAGCGCGTCTCTCGGTATGCCGGGAATGGAGAATATAGCGAGCATGGGTCCGTCGATGGCAGTTAATCCCGACACAGGACACCAGATTAACTTTGAAGGTGAGTCATGGGCTTAATTGACCCGTTTCGCAACAATATATTCAACACACCCTACAGCGAACTTCACTCTCAACAAGAAGAACCGTTGTCGGTGGATGACTTCTACGGTCAGCACTACGACGACTTGTATCAGCAGCCCGAAGTTCAGCCGGACATTCTTCAGCAGCAACCGCCTGAGCAACCATTAACGAGCCCAGAGAACGAGTTTATTCGTTCAAAGTTGCTGGAAACGTCTAAGGCACCATCTTCTCCGCATTCAATCAATCTTATGTGGGGCTCTACTGCAAAGCACTCCGCAGATTTTGAAGAAACGGCATCCAAGAATGCTGCGGCGGAAGCACAAGAAGAACGTCCGGTTGCAGACGACTGGAGGGATTCGACAGACAGCCAGGGCCAAGTAAGAGGGAAACGAAATCCAAGCACACTCCCCGGCGCACTTGAGTTCAAAGACAAGTTTTACTTTGAAACAGAAAACCTTGTCACATCTCAAGATTGGGATAAGTACATTAAGGACACAGAGCAAAGAATCCAAAACGATTTGTTGTGGGGTCGAGTTGAAGAACACAACGTATGGGAACAGTTAATCAAAGAGCAGGCGTACCGTTTCCGCGACGAAGCCCAAAAGAAAGAATCGTGGGGCCCAGAAAAATCAGCGGAGTACGACGCAAGAAAATCGGAACAAAAAGAAAAGTTTAAGGCGGGGTACGCTGCCGCTAAAGACGGTCTTCTTTTTGGGCTGTATATTCAGGACAGAGACAAGCCGGGTTGGGGAGAAAGAATAGGGCGAGCGTTATTGTCGTCATACGGGATTCCGATGATGCCAACAGACGACGTTTCTGTTCTTAGGGCAGCATTGAAAAGGCGATACCCCAACCTAGATGGACCGCAACTTGAGTCTATTGTAGAGCAAAGTCTTTCTAACGCTAAAGCGTGGAAGCAAATTGAGTCTGGTGCAACTAGCGACACAGATGCGCTTCTTGAGTTGATGAATCGGAAGGTTGGTGTTTTTGAGCAACAGCCCGGTCTTACTGAGGTTGAGTTGGCTCCGTGGGACGCAATGCTTGCGCGCCGCCGGGGAAAAAAGACTACTAAAATAATAGAAGACCCCGAACAAAAAAAGAAAATTCAAGAAGAACAAGCAGCGTGGACAGCAGAGCATTCAGCCCTTTACGACTCCTTGTACAACAAGATTGAGCAAGCACGAAAATTTGGAGGTCGGCTGCAAAAGCAAGTTGGAAGCATCAAGATAGGCGGGCAAGACATAGACCTTGAAACGTATTTTGTTTCTCAAATAGAAAACCAAAAAGCAAGATACCAAGGGATTGTTGATAAGCAGCGAGCAGAAGATAACGCGCTATTCATAATGAAGGCGTTGAAAGACGCAAGGGAAGCAGATGCACGGAGGCAAGGGCTGGAAGAAGGAAGCCCAAAATGGAAAAAACACACCCACGTTGACAGGGACGAAATATACGAGTGGCAAAATAATTTTACCGAAACCCTGAAAAACTCTTACGAAAACAGCCTTGCTGTCAGGTACACGCCTATACGTTTAATCCAAAGGTCTGTTAGCAAGTTTGTGTTAGAAGCAACTAGCCTTGGTTTCACGTCAATGGAGCAGGCGTTTGATGAGCAACGGTACGGTCCCTCTATGGATTGGTACAGCGCAGACACAGTAAGGAAAATAATTGGTGCGTCTGAGCGGGCTATGCACAAGGCAGCAAAAGAAGATTTAGGCGAAACTGGTGCTTGGATCGAAGGGGTGTTTGCGGAAGTAGCTCCGCAACTTCTCAGAATGGCTGTAGTCCGTCATGCGTTTAAGCTGTTTGGCGTAAGCGGTGCCGTGCCGTTTACCGCAAGCGTTTCGTGGGGCGGTTCGCAAGAAGCCATGAACGCCCTTCGTGAGCAAGCTGAGTTAGGTGTCCCAAAGGACAAGATGTTTTCTGCGGGAATGTTAATGTTTGCCGCAGAGGTAATACCCGAAGCGATACTTTACGGGGCCGGTGCTGGTGTTGCTCGGCAAATCTTTAACCCCGCCCAATACAGTAATTGGATGAGGGGTTTGGGGACAAGTTTCATGGTTGCCGCCAAAAACGCCCCGGCTGAGTTGGTGCAAGAGTGGGTTACTACGTTTATGCAGCAGCACGTTCGGGCTAACTTTGGAATTGATCCTCACGCTACTTCGCCAGAGCAAATGTATGCGGCGTTAAAAAGAACCTTCTGGGTTTCTCTTGGTATGTCTATAGGAGGTGGAGTTACAAGCGCAATTGATTCGTTGTCGCTTGTAAACCAGCTTCGCAAGATGGATCACATAACGCCTGAAATGTACGAAGAATTTGCTAGGGCGTTTCAGGAAAACAGAGAAAAACGTCGTGGGTTTGGTGTTGTTGATACCCTTGATAAAGCCCATGAATTTGTGGCTATGTTTCGAGCAGAAGCACACCGGCTATTGGAGCTTGGGCCAGACAAGGCAACTACGCGAAAAAATTGGGAGGAACACGGCCCTGGCGAACAAGATAAAGACGGGAAGCCGATTAGGGCTAATACCGAACAACGCAAGAAAATGTTTGATTGGATTGCTACTGCGGTAGCTGAATTAGAGGATACTGCCGAAAGTGTCCAGCAAGAAAAGGATGCACTTGAAGAACAAAAGCCTGTTCAAGATTTTGAGGTGTCGGCAATAAACCGAGAGACAGGCGAAGAAACCACCATCACTGTTCCCGCCAAGAACATTGAGGACGCCGAAGAATCTGTAACGGGATACAAAACCCCTGATGGCGACCAGCTATTTGATCCTGCTACAGAACAAGAAGCACCAGTAGAAGAAGCTGAAACTGATTCGTTAATGGACCAGACACAGGAGATGCTTGCTCCCGACGAGTCAGTGGAGCCGGTAGCCCAAGAACCTGTAGGGATGCCCCAGGAGCCACAGGTTGACCCTGTACGCGAAGAAGTAGCTGATCGCGTTGATTCTAAGGGGATGGGTGCTATCGACGCAGCAGCAGAGCTAGACCCCTCTGGGACGTTGATGGACCGGGTCAATCAAGAGGTTCCGACAGAACCCACAGAAGCCCCCACCGAGGTTGCTCCCACACCAAAAATAGACCTGAACAACAAAACCTTTTCGGATTTTAAGAGCCTAACAAAGCAGGAGAAAAAAACGGTTCGGCAAGTGCAAAAGGCAGATGTAATTAGGCAAGCCGAAATAGATATGGAGCTTCACGATGAAGGCCAAGGATATGATTATTTTGACGACAAACAAAAACAATTTTTAGAAGAAGATAAAAAGCTAAAACAGGATTTTATTTCTATTATCAAGGGGGAGATAACGTCTGCAAAAGAAATTGATCGGGTTATACGCGGCTTAGAAAAAGACAAAGGCGTTCACGCTCAATACTTACAGAGAAAAGAAAGCGAGCAAACCGGAAGTCATGCGTGGCACAAACATTGGATGTCAGTGTACGACGGGTGGATAGCAAAACTAAAACAAATGCACCCCACCCCCACTGAGGCTGCACCAGCAGAGAAAGACAAAAAGACCGGAGAACGGGGAGAGAGGCTTGACGAATCTGGAAAGCCAATTGTCGTTTATCGCGGAGTAAACCCAAAGCAAACTAGACCGACAGATTCAGGGTATTACGGATCGGGTTATTATGCTTCTCCGAGTCCTGTTCTTCCAACAGAAATTGCTGGCAAAGAGGGAACGGTTACTGCCTACAACATTAAAGCCGATGATCCTCTCGATTTTAACGAGTTAATGTCCGTAGAGCCAACACCGAAAAACAACGAATCGTTGCCAAAATGGATTGCGCTTTCAATACCCCAATCGTTTGAAGTTACTAAAGCGGGCGACACGTTTTTTGTTAAATGGATTGATGGCTGGAATAAAGAAGGAGCAAAATTTGTCAAAAACGAAGGCGAAATGAACCACCTTTTTGGCCCTATGGCTCCATATTTATTAGAGGCTGCTGAGACGGGAAAAACAGTTGTAGCAGAAGATATTTACAATAAACCAAAGACAAGGATGCAGGAAGCAAAGAGTTATTATGACAGTGTGTTTGATCGTGAGCGCAAACTAAACATTGGACAAAGGATCGACGACTTTTCTGGCGATTCTCCGCACACTTTGGCTCGAAAAGCGGCTATCAACGCTGTAGTTCAAAAGTTTGGGTTTGATAGCGTTTTTGTTTCAGAAGGGAGTGATGAAACAGCCGTAGGCGGGGAATGGGTAGTCAAAAACAAGAACCAGTTGCTAGAAACTGCCCCCACTGAGGCTGCACCAGCAGAAGCCCCAGCCCCCACTGAGGCTGCTGAGGGGACGAATTTACCGGCCATCTTAAAGCAATCGGAAGAACTTAGGCAGCAAGCAGAAGATTCTACAACGGATGCACAGTGGGAAAAGCTAACGGATCAAGCCGTAGAGTTAGAGGATCAATACGCTAAGGGGCTGCGGGACCGAGTCAAAGCAAAAGTTATTGATGTTATAAAGTCGCATCCAGAGACTAAAGACACTTTTAGTGACGAGCGGTTAAATAAACTTGTAGAGCAAAATTTAACCTCACACTATTTTCTTTCGGGCGACTTTTTCTTCATGTTCGACACGTTAGGCCCAGGTGCCGTAAGGGAAAGAACCAGTGACGCGCTAACTAATAAACAGCAAACAGTAAGAGCGTTGTCTGAGGATTTGTTTCGGTCGTGGGCACGCGCAGAGAATTTAGATGAAGAAGGTGTTTTCGGGCCTCTTAGTGGTTGGCACAAAAAGAAACAAGCGGCTATGGTTCAATCGTTTTTTGAACTAGCGAACGATATACACGATGCTATTGGAAACGAAATTCAAGATATACACACCACCCCCACTGAGGCTGCTAAAGAACCGACATTATCTGAAAAGATTATTGCTATCGGCAAAGAAGTAAACGATGCCGTAGCTGACCCTAATGCAAAGCAACTTCCAAACGTATTTGCACAGTTTGCTGAAATACTACCAGAAGTAAACGCTGAATTAGCTGATGAAATAGCCAAAGTAATGGGGGCTGAGTCGTTTGCCGCAATACCGGAAGATACGCTTCGAGCGGTGCAGGCCGACGTACAGAAGTTTCTTGAAACCGGAAAAGCCCCAAGCTCCGCTATGGCGCAGTTGTTTGTGGTGTACCGAGACTTTATTAACAAAACAATCTCCACCCCCGGTCAGGTGCCGCCGAAGAAAATCCAAGAGCTTTTGAATGCAGAAGTTACTGTTGCACCAATACAAGAAAAAGAACTAAACGATGTGCTGGATAAATACTCTGACTCTGACTTGGTTCGTTTAGCACAACGAATGAAGATAGACGTTACCGACAAATCGGTGTCTCAGATTCGTGACGAAATATCTGATGTGGTCGCTACCGAGGTTTACCTAGAAGACGCTACTAATCGCCTTGAGTTGTCGGATCAAACAGCGGAACGAAAGCAACAGGTTGAAACAGCAAAGGATTCGGTAAGAAAGGCGTATGAAGATTTAACAAAACTTGGCGCAAAATATGACCCAAAGGAACAAGCCGAAAAAGAATTGAAACTGGCTTCTGCTATCTACAATTACCTTTACGCCAAAGTAAAAGACACGGGCGTTACGGTTGCCCAAGCATCAGCAAAAATGTTCTCGGACTTGGGGATTAAGATTACCAAAGACAACTATGCGTCTGTTCAAAAGATACTGAACGAGCAGGTTTCAAAAGTCCAAGAAGATTATTTCAAAGCTAATCCCGAAGAAAAACCCCTTACCGAAAAAGAACTAAAAGGTCTTGAGGCCCCAACATACAAAGGTGCAGCGTTCTTAGCGGATCACATTAACAAGGGAACCCCCGCCACAGTCGAGCAGTTTTATTCCCACATGGAAAAGAACATGGCGGGATGGAAGGACATGACCGCTACCCAGAAGGTAAAAGCGTGGTACGACGCCTTGGTTCTGTCTACTTATGCTACGACCGAGGCTCCAGCGGCAGGCCAACAGGAAGGCAAGGGATTAACGGCACAGCAAATTAAACAGCGTTCGCTGATGCGGTATATGTTTACCAAAATGCAGCAAGCCAAGACCCCACAAGAAGCCAAGCGTTTGATTGACGCTATGCGGGGCGTAGGAAGTCGCTATCAGAAGACAGTTGATGCTGTAGTTAGGCGTCTTGAAAAGGCTAACGAAAAGTACGAACTATTAAAGTCTCAAAACAAGCTAACCAAGTTGTCGCAAAGACAACGAACCCAAGAGCTTGATGAAATAAAAAAAGAGTGGCAGGCAATTACTAGAGAGTTGCAAAGTGATGTATCTAAAAAAGATTGGATAACAAAGCTCACTCAAAAGGAACTTGCAGGCGAGTTCAAAAGCCATGAAGAAATGCTTGCTGCTGCGTTCAAGTTGCAGGGCGTAATAAAGGAAGTGTCCCGCAAGCAGGCTATTAAGAAGCTAAAGAAAACCCTTTCCAATTTCAACAGGAGAAGTCAGCTTCCGTATTTCGAGGAAAAGTTTGCTGATTTAATTAAAGACATAGATGCCAATTTGCTTGACCCAAATATGTCGGCAGAACAGCAAGACAAGAAACTTCGCAACATTATCTTTAGGCATTTGCTGCCAAATGCAGTTGAAGGTGTTAAACTTCAAACGACACGCGATGGTAAAACAGTAGAGGTTTTGCTTTCAGAGATTGGGGACAAACCTTCGCCAGAGCAAGTAACGTCACTCATGAAGGTATTGGCTACGGCACCGGCCAGCATGTTTGGGTTGCCAGCAGAGACAGTTAAAAGTCTTCAAGACACCGCAAAGCTATTGTCTCGAAAGAACGTCAACAATCTTACGGAAGAAGAAGCTGACAGCGTAAGAGCTAGTGTTGTAGGCTTTATTCATCAGAACAAGGTTTATAAGGGCTATTTCAAAAAACAATCTAATGCAGACATACAAGCTAAAGCATTAGAGTCTGCCCAAGAAATCTTCCAAATCCTTGCTCCTGTTCCCGTACCTCAAGGGCCTCAAGTCACAAAGCCGGGTCGCCTTCACCCGAAGTTACAAGCAACACTAGGTTTAACTAAAGACGTCATGGAAGCGTTTTGGGGTACAACGTCACTGGCTACCCCCGAAACCATGGCGATAATTATTTCGGGTGGGGAAAACACCGCTACGCATAAAATTCTGTACGGCAATTTAGCTGACGCATCTAAAGCGCAGTCGCAAACGCTTTACAATAATCAGCAATTTTTAGTCCACGCTTTGAAGCAGGCGGGTATTGACCTAAACGATCCAGCGCAAGCACAAGAGTTTCTTAAACTGTCATCAGTGTACGCCGAAGACGAAGCTCTTAATGAAACGCTAAAAAAGATGACGGTCGTTTCGGAAAAGAAACCGGCTATAACAGAAGTGTTTTCGTTAAGCACAAAAACTGTCCCTGTAAAGCAAACGGGAGCACGAAAAACAATAGAAGGCGTTGACGGAGTAGCGTTGCAATCTGAAATGTCTTTAACGCCCATGCAAATAGCAGGCTTAATAGTCCAGTTTCGTGATCCTCACTGGAGAAAATTGATTGCGGTAGACAACAAAGACAACCCAGGTGGATGGACGCCGCTACAGTTTCGGCAGGGTGGGGAAAAGTATTACTTGTCTAACAAAGACATTGAGGCAATCTTAAACTATGACGGAGCGCATTCTAATGCGGTTCATACGGTTGCTAACGCCGTGTGGGATCAAATTAACGGGCCAATGGGAACGGCTGTTCGAGAATACATGCTTAGTGTTGATGGAGTAGACACAACCCGCGAGTTTTATGCGCCCGGCCTTCGGGTTCGCAAAAGCCAAGAAGTTGAGGTAGAACAACTTACCCCCTCCAGTCTTCGCACAAGTCAAGCAGCGTTAAAGCAATTAAATATCCTAAAGTCGTTGACGCAAGACAAAAAAAGTGGTGTGCTAATTCAAGACGCCCTTCATATGTACGCTAACCATTCGCAGTTTACGTCGGCATTACAACACATGGCTGCTCCGCTAGCCGAAGCCGCTGCGGTAATGGATATGCTGTCTGGCAAGCAAGAGATTGTTGCCGGAACCAAGGGGGTTTCAGGTTTTCTTGGGAAGGGTCTCTGGCAGGCTCCAAACGGAGTTAAGGTAATAAGATATTACGAAGATTTATTAAACAGCCTTACCGTTCAAGCTATGGGGCGAAAGGGCCCAGACGTAGGGGACGTAAGCAGAAATGTAAGCAAATTGGCTCGTAATATAACTGTCGGCGGGTTGGGGTTAAATCCTCGCGTCTGGATGTATCAGGTAACGTCGCTGTCTACAGCTAGTAGTGAAATTCAGTGGAAGTACATCGCACAAGCATTAAAGGGTGGGCGAAAATTATCTTGGGCAGAGGCAGCAAGAAGCGGGATTACCGGAAAACAAAAAAGAAACACAACTCAAGATGAAATAAACTTTTGGTCTACGCTGCGCGACAGGTCAATCGGGCAACGCTTTGGATTGGTGTCTGAGGGGTTGTCGGACTCTACTCAACACCCCCTAATACACAAAAAAACATTAAGCGATAAGTTCATGGCTGGCATTGGCGGTATGGATGCGGTAACAATCCGCACTATTTGGGAAGCCGCCAAGCTAGAGCTAAACGACAAAATAAATGACCCAAATTACAAGGGCAACTTAAAAATACCCGCTGATTGGCAGAGCGAACCTGCGTATTGGAAAGCTCTCGATAAAAGAGCGCAGCAGATTGTTGATCGAACTCAACCGTCAATGGATTTGATGCACCTTTCTGGACTGGCTAGAAGGGCAAGGCAAGGCGATTCGGGCGCAAGACTAGTGACTATGTTTATGGCGCAGCGAATGAAAAACGTAAACCTTGGATTGCGTGCTGTTCACGATTTTCGCCAAGGCAATGTAAAGGGTGCCGCTAATAAGGCTGCGTCTGTTTTGTTTTACCAGACGGTTGGAATAGCTGCGATTAAAGAGGTGTACGATTATGGGTCACAATCTATCTGGGGCATGGTAGCACAGGGGCTTACGGGTCTTCCAGAAGAACCTAAAGACCCTATAAAACCTGCTGCGGAATACATGGATTACATTATTGGTTCGTGGTTTTCCAACCTTCCTCTTGGTCAATTTCCTGGGTATTTGGCGCAGCAAGCATTTAAGGCAACAACGGGGCATAAAGGCAAAATTTACACGCCACCAATGTCGCCAGTGTTAAGCACGATTGATGCTCTTGCAGGCAATAAGCTAACAAGCCCAAAGCAATTTCGGCGGTTTTTGTTGGATGCTGCAACAGCAAGCGGGGCACCAGTCCATTTTGCTAGAGAATTTAACAAAGCGTACAATCGTTTAGAAATTTACACCAAAATTATTAGTCGTCGTAACCGAGCGTTAAATAAAGAGATTAAGGACAAATACAAAGGCGACCATAATAGATTGCCAAAGGATCAGCGAAAAGAATACGACGCCCTTACAAAGCCCTTGTCATACGAAAAAGGTGGCGAAACAAAAACAACTACTTATGCCAAACGCATAGACCAGTTAACTAGAGAAGCCAACGCGCTAGAAAAAGAAGCAAAAGATTCTCAACCCATGCGGGCCAAGGAGCTTAATCGCCGGGCACAAAACATACGAAACGAAGCAGACAAGCTATCTAGGAAGGTTTTTGAGGCGGTGTTTAAGTAACTACTTCCGCCTAGCCCCACCCTGCGTAATCATTGCTTGCAGGGACTCAAACGACCAACCCTTATTAGTAGAAGCTGTGGGAGAGTCGGCTACGTTGTAGCGTCTACGTCCACCTTGGGTCAGGGTCATCTGCATAGACTCAAAGAGAAACCCCTTTAGGGACACACCGAACCCACGGGTTACGATGAACTTCGCACCGTTCTTGAACCCAGGTCCGATTATATCTTTGATCGCCATTAAGAAGCCCTAGTGCGGGAGGTGGGACTTGCGGAGTCATCGATTGTCCAGGTCATTGCCGTGGTAGACCCGTCCAGCTTCTTAGAGGTAATTGTCGTACCACTGATACTGAACTCATGGACTGCTGCCCAAATCATGTAGAGTAACTGTGCTGCGGTTCCAGCGGCCCCATCCGAAGCGTATGCTTCTGTCAAAGTGTCCGTACTCCACACATCGGTAATTGCTGCACTTGTAAGGGCGTTTACTGACACTCCGGTAAAGGCACCAGTGGCACTACCCGCAAACAGGGCGTCGTAGATAGCTTCTTCTACTACATAGAAGGTCTTGAATACGGGCAACGCACCGGATACGTGACAGGCAATTTGCAGTTCGCCTACGGTATTGGTGTCTGTGGTGTTAAGAACCACGACGTAAAATCCAGCTTCATCGTGTGCTGAATTACTGGTTTCTGCTTTGTCTATAAAGTTACCACCATTCTTACTCACCCTAACGTGGGAGTCTTCGATAGTCAGTCCAGTTTCAGCAGTTTTGCCATCGGTGTCATCCACGAACGGACCAAGGCGAAATGTGTAAGCTGTGCTTTGTCTTAGGAACATCGTAACATCCTATAATAGTGCATGGCTCTTGCTGCCTGTCCACCAGCGGCAACCACGATTGCTGGAGGGGGCGCGGGATAAATTATTCGTGGGTGTGCTTCGGCTGACGGGCTGCTGTTTACGCTTAAAGATGTGCTGCCAATAGGGTTTACTGTAGCTGGAAAATGCCCTCCACCTAAAGGCCAATATCCAATCAACTCGTTAGGTCGCACTAATAGCGGGCTAAATCCAGCAGCAAGGGTAGCTATATCCGCACTAGTTAAAATTGCGTTATACGCTGCTGCTTCTGCTATGGCTCCGTCCCAAAACTTACCAGCCCTGTCCCGCCCAATGTAAAACGTAGTTGCTCCGGTTGGGTCGAGAGAGATGTTGCTTATTTGGGATACCTCTGTGGTTCCGTTTACATACAAGGCCCTTGCCCCGTAATTATAAACACCAGCAATATGAAACCATGTGGTGTTGCTGTCATCGTAGTCTTTGTCAGGGGTTTGGATGTATCCTGACTTACGCCGTAACGCAAACCGGCCCGTGTTTCTGGAGAATATGCTAAACCGCTCGCTGTCACTCGATCCGTCGTCGGCACCCATAATCGTGCCTTCGTGCTGGTCGTCGGGCCTAACCCACGCAACCAGAGTAAAGTTGTAATCTGTGGCCGAGCCGCTAAATATAGCCCCAGAGTGCGTCAGCGAATCGTCGCTTCCATCAAACGATAGAGCCATTACGTCTCCTTTACATGCACAGCAAGTAATTGGAGGTCGTTTCCGTTAGAGGCGTAACTGATGTCCCGTGTGGCTCGGATAATTATAAACGCACCGGCGGCAGGTGAACCAGCGTTGCTGTGAGACAGATTGCCGGTAGTTGTAATGTTGAACTCGTTGGCATTGGCACTTGGGTCGTCGGCTACGTTTACTGCGGTGCGTCCATCCATTCCTAAATCAGCGGTTAATATCGAAGAAGCGTCGGCAAACGTAAACGCACGAAACTCAATCTCTACCGCATCCCCATCCGTAGAACTCATGGCATAGGTATAAGAGAACGTAAACCCGCCGCCTGCGTAATGACTTGGGACAGTTACATACCAATCAGCGGATTCGTCAGCAGACCCGTCAAAATCCAGTACCGGGATACTCATGTTCGGAGACGAGGCGTCTGCTACCGTGTCCAGCGTTGCGTAATTAGCCGATGGGGGCGTGTACGACTGCGGGGTAAGGATGAATAGGGTGTCACCACTTGCCATGCTAAATCCTTTACATATTCCTGGCGATGCGGGTGGATACTTTGGGGTCAGCTTCAAGCCACGACGTAAGAGTGAGGGTGACAGCTTGAACGTCCTCTACGGTCTGGCTTGCGGATACAATGCTTTCCGCTGTCTCGACCAGCACA